GCGGAGTCAGCTGCGGCAGATCGAACATCAGCGGCAAACATCTCTGTCGAGGTGCCCCCGCTCATGTTGCTCATCAGGTTCATCCGCTGCCCCAGGACGCCACGCAGAGGAATCAGCGCGGTGCCGCTGACCACTTCGTAGGCCTGCTGTTCGTTGACCATGGGCCGACCCAGGCGTGCCTCAATGGCTTGCAGGTCCACATCCTCCCCGCGAACCCTGGCGCAGTAGATCGCCTGGATCTCCTCCAGCTTGGTGGGCAGGATGGCCCACGGTGAGTTGAGAACGTCAAGAACAGTCATGGCATCATGCTAGGGAAAGCTGCAACTGAGAAGAATCGGATTCATCTAAGTCTTCCGAGGCATCGGATTGATCCGGTTTTTCCTGTTGGCTTAACGGCTTTGATGTGGGAGCTTTCGTGCCTACGGGTACCTGCAGTCCATCCCGCTCCCGATCCCGAACCTCTCGCGCACGCTGCCCGTGCTTCTGCCCCAAATCGCCACCGTCGTAGGCAACGATCTCTTCAGCCAGTGTTGTTTGGCCAATCTCGATTCGCTTCTCTGCTGCAGTGGCCTCTTGCAATGGATCAAGTGCGCCAGGGCCATCACCGCACCAGCTACTGCGACACCACGCAGCGCGGATGAAGGGATCGGAGAAAAATCCAGGGGCATCAATAATGCCGAGCGCTACAGCGTCTGCCAGCCACTCTTCGTAGATCGGCTGACACATCCGACGGGCCAGCCAAGCGCGCTCAATTTTCCACGTACGCCAGGCATCCATTAACGCAGCGCGACTGGCTGAATAGCTGGCGTTGAACGCTTTCGCCAGGATCTCCTTGGGCATGTTTAGGCCAATGCTGCAGATATTCAACATCGCCCCGAAGAAGGGATCAAAGTTCGGGTTAGGTCGGCCAGGAGTTGGACTTGATACGGACTCACCAGGCATAAGGTTGATGGCCTTGCCGCTATTTATGACGCCATCCCATTCAGTTGCTTTTTGAGTAATATAGGTTTTTTCTTCATCATTAAGAATATCTGTATAGGCCTCTGCGTCCATTGTCACAAATAACGCCAAAGCAGCGCTGTTCACAGCTGCATCAACTTCCGCATCAGAATACCTTGTTAGCTGCTTAATTGTTGCAATGATTGGATCAAGAATAGGCAAGCCCCTTGTTTGACCTGGACGCTTTATTTTCTTGAGATGCAACAGATTACGGCGACCTGAAGCCGACAAAAAATCTATAGGCGTCCATTCATTAGCCGAACCAGGAATAATTTTTCCAGGATGATACTTGGCAATATGAGCCCGCAACGGTTCACCATCGGCGGCGCGTTCAATGCCATCAACCAGATTGCCAGCATTTATTCTGCCGTCTGGATTGCTTACGCGATCAGCTTCTATGATTTGCGTTGCCAGCCCGAATGGCCATCCTTGCCGAGATTTACCAGCAAGCAATACGAAAGAATCCCCGGATACATCATGCGACCTTAGCGCCAGTTCTTGCTGTTCATAAAAGTTTAATTCTCCATGCACATCAGCAAAGGGCGATTCTGCCCACATCGAAAACCGCCGTTCTGTAAACGATTGCCAAGCGCTGGCTTGATCATCTGTTAAGCCCAGCTCTTCAGCATCAATTCTGCTTTGGAGGTTGATGCCTGCAGCGACAATGTAAGAGCACCGTGTAGAGATAGCCCCCGTTGCTACCGGTGCGGTTCTCTCCAGATCACGCGAAAATGCACGCAGGTCAGCCAGTTCATACTGAGCAACGCCATCAGCATCTAGCAACTGAGGGCGCCACATCGAAAACCGCGGCGATTGCGCCATTCGGCTCGAGCCCGTCATGCCGCCAAACGCCATGGCCCCAGCATTGGCAAACATTGCCGGCCTGTACGGCGGCTGCTTCGGTGGCTTCTTGCGCTTGGCCATCACCAGTTAGGCCTGATTGCCAGAGACCGACCGCGACCGCTGCTTGCAGCGCTTAGGCGCTTGACCTCAGCATCCCAGTACTTGATCCCCTCCCTAATCTGAGCGATATTGGCACGGGTTAGTGACCGGTCCCCAATGCTGTATTGCTGCCCAGTCAATACCTTGGCCTCTGCGTCCAGGTACTGCTGCAGTCGCTCTGTTGCAGTTGCGAGGCTGATTCCGCTCATGGTTACAGGCTAGTAATTTTCAGCCACGGCGAGCAAACCTATTTCCCGTTCTTGACGCCCCCTTCAGCTGCGCCTCCAGTTGATCCCACATGGTCGCCCGGTTGTATCGCCGGGCCACCAGCTGCAGGGCCGCGTAGGCGTAGCGGGTGCAGTCTCCGCCTTCGTCGTGCTCGCCTTGCGGAAGGAACCATTCGTACTGGGTAAACCCTTTCACCATCCGGGGCCGACGCTTCCACGGGAAGAGCTCTGCCAGGAACTGATCAGTTGATGCCTCGCCCAGGTGCAGGTATCCCGGACCCGGCGTGTCGCTCCGTAGGCGGCCCTGCAGGTGCGCCATGCTGGTGTCGGTGCCGATCGGATACAACAGCACCGAATGCCGTTGGATCGCCTGATTTTTGCGGTTGATGTCTACGGCCTGGCCCTTGCCGATGATGGCCTTGCCGCTCTGGCTGCCTCCTTTGACCGGCACCCATTTGCCGCGGGTGCGGCAGTAGTCGCGGACGCGGTGGGTTGCGTTGCCGCCATCGTCAATGGCCCCCTGAATGATCGACAGCTGAGTGCCGTCGTTCCGCTTCCAGGTTGTGTCAGCGATCCGGTCAAGCTGGTCCCAGATCTCATCGCCCTGCGGGTCTCCGTGAATCTCCCAGTGGCCAAGGTGCCAGCCTTCCTCGCCCCTGCCCCAGCCCCAGAGAGTCACCACGATGCGCTCACCGATCGACCCGCCGCCGCCCTGCACATCAACGCCTGCGGTGATCACCAGCACGCCATCCGGCACGCTGCCAGCCGGGTAGCCGTTGCCGGCTGCTGTGTCCTGTCGGCGCTTGGCCAGGCCCTCGGCATTGAACAGATTCTCCAGGGCATCCTCCCAGGCCTCGGCGGCGCGTTTGTTTACCCAGCCCTTTAGAAGCAAGTGATCACTTTTAGCCCTAAGAAACTCGTCTCTAATCTTCTCCCACATCAACCACCCGTAGGGCGCATACCAGCCAGGCAGATGAAACCCCGCGGTCTCGCCATCGCCCCTGGCGGTTGCTTTCCACTCTCCGCCCGCCAGCATGGTCGCCTTGTGGTGTTGAGCGACGCGCTCATTGCACGCTGGGCACTGACACCACACATCACCATCGGGACGGTCCCATACGAAGTGCTCCCAGCGCAGCACCTCCAGTGATTCGCAACATGGCATCAACGCCCGGTAGCGGCGGCGATCGCTGCGAGTTTCGAACTCTGCGGTAATGCGGCAGGCGCCCCGCGTTCCCGGTGTACTGGTGAGCAGAGTCTTCCGCTCTGGGAAATTGGTAAGACGAGCCTCGGCATTCTCCAAGGGATCGCCCTTGTCATCAATCTCTAGCGGCAATGATGAAACTTCATCAGCCCATAGATACTGAGCTGGCATACCCTGGGCTGCGCTACCACTGTTGCCGCCGATAATACTCAGCAGCATATCGCCCTCAAACTCCTTCAGGAACATGGCGTTAGCAGTGTCTCGCGATTTACTGCTTATCGCTTTAGCGGCTACAGCTGGAGTATCTTTGAACAATGGTGTAAGCCGTTGCCTGATCTGACGTTTAGCGAATGCTTCCGTAGGAAACATCACCAAGAACGGCGCGGGATCCATGGCGATCGTTCGACCTAGCCAGTTGAGGCCACACTCGGTTTTTGCCCCAGACTGCGAGCCAAAGATAAGCACAACCCGCTTTATTTTTCGCTCCCTAGGACTAAGCAAATCCATCGGTTCCTTCAGGAACGGAACGCGATCAGTTCGCCATAGGCCCGGTTCTGAAGTGGATCGCCGCGTAAGAATTCGCTCCCTATCCGCCCACTCGCTGACTGTCAGGTTGAGCGGCGGCTGTAGCGCTTTGACAAAGGCCTGTCTGTAAAGGAGCGCAGCTTCAGGCATCGGCTAGCCCTCGTAGCGCTGATTCAATTTCAGCCTGAAGCTCTGACCTCACTTGATCTTGATCTGTCATCCCGGCAAGTTTGGCCGCCAATCTGTTGGGAATGATTAACAGCAGATCACGTACTTGCCGTGCTAGGCGAGAAGCTTCCTGCCTCACCTCGGCAGCTAGCACTAGCTCAGCCTTCTCCTTCATCAACTCAAGCCGCTCTCGCTCAGCCCGGTAGACCTCCCTGGCGCGTCTCGCTTCCGCGTAACTGGGGCCGCCAGGTGCGGGAGGATGCGGAGCGGTAGATGCCTGCCGCCTTGGTGACCTGACCGCTGCGCCAGGAGGCCTTGGGCTGTTGACCGTCGTGCCGCTCCTGGTGGCCCATTGCTCA